TCGGCTGCTGCTTCCGCTGCGCTCAGAACCGCCAACGTGAACCTGCGGAGCTGTGCGAACAGCGGAAGTGCCGGTGTGATTTCCGGGATTCCTCGATGTTGGCCTGGTCGATCTGCCCTGAACACATGGATCATGTTCTCTGCGGAGATCTCGGTCGCTTCGACGGAATTTGCCCATTCGCTGCCGGGGTGATATTTCAGTACCCGGTAACTTTGCAAATTCCCGTAATCGTCGAAGGTGATGCCGTCAACTCGGTGCGGATCGCTATTAAAAAATTCATCCGTAACCCGGTCAGCTTCGATCAACTGCAAGTCGAGTTTGACGTCATCATTCGGCAAATGGGGATTCTGGGCCATGAGAATAAAACTCTCGCCATCCTGACATTGAGCAATTCGAACTGTTCGGAGCTTTTCAGCCAAGTGGACCTGGTCGCACCAGATCGCAAAATCACGTTCGATCTGTCGGTTCAGCTTCTCATCGGAACTCAGCATCTGGAGCCGAGGTCCGGTCCCCACGCAGTCATTGGCCAGCGTTTCGACGATCCCGCGAGCGTATGAGTTGTTGTTGATCTCATACCTTGCCCGCACTCGCAGGATTTTGCGCGCATCTTCGTTGGCATCAGCATCTGCGCTCCGGTAATCAGCTGCGGCCCAATGACGTGCGTTGTCATTGTTCGTCTGCGCTGCGTCAAACCTGCCTCGAATTCGTTTGACGGGGGACCGGACCTTCGGCTTAAAGAAGTTCTGGATCGCTTTTAACATGACGCGCCTCCAGACTTCATTTTGGTGATCCGGAAGCCGCGTCCGGATCGAGTTGCTTTTTTCGAAGCCAAATAGCGGTCCATTTCAATCTGGTCTTTCAGGGAGTGCTGCTCCACTTTCTGTCCGTCGATCTCCACAGACTTCGGCTGATTCGCTTTATCTTTCAAAGTATCGTCTGCCATTTTGTTTTCCTTTCGGTGTTATGTTCTCTTTGCTTCCATACAAGTATCTTTCCAAAAACAGCAAAAATTGCGGCGTTTTTTTGAACTTTTTTTAAACTTTTTTTCGTTGAGCTCGAAGTTCGGACAATTTCAGCCTCGGCTTCGCTATTTTTGTAGAGGTGGAGTCTGTCCCCGGCAGGACCGATCCACACATGGAAGCTGCTACCGCGCATCCCACCAGCCCGTCGAGCCAGTGGTTATCGTGCGCTTCCGGGCGCATTTTCCATTCATCGACGGTTCGCCCTCGACCTTCCGTTTTGACGCGATACTCTGCTGTCAGGTGTTCTGCGAACAGAAGATGCCTTTCCGGTTCTCGGCCCCAGAGGGAAAGACACCCCCGGTCACCCATCGCCACCTGCATCCTCGCATGAATAAAGGTTTTCCAATAATTCGTGTCGAAGATCACGTGCCGGATCGCTCTGCGACCAGCCACGTTGGGGATTCGCCAGTTATGCCCGACGCGATCGCCAGCGGTCTTTTTGTACTCGCTCATCGGCTTTGAAGCAGCACCGATATAGCGACCATGACTCGGAAGCAGGATGTTGGAGTATTTGCTCTGTCGGCAGAACTGGTAGACCAGATCTGTGCTGGCTCCCCAGTTCGCGTCGATCAAACACCTTTCAATGCGCATCATCGCTCCGTCATCGCGGGTGAACTCCCGCCCCAGATAATCCTCGGTCAGTTTTTCCAGACCGGCGAAAATTGATCCTTCTATGCCCGTTCTGGGCGCGACACTTTGCAGAGTCGGGTTCGCTTCCGCCAGAGAGAAGTATCGCCGCTGCTGATCCGGGTATGCGCCATAGTCGATAACGTAGCCGGTGAAGTCATCCTCCCAGGCGCAGACCACATAAAACAGCAGGGTTTTCTGAATGTCGACGAACATGGTGATATGGTTACAGGCTACCGGCACAGATCGAACTTTCATTCCGTTGAGCTTATGGATCACCATGTCAACAGAAAGTTGTTCTTCGCTGCCCAGATCTTCCGGAAGCGGCTCGTTCTGATATTCAGCCCAGAACGCCACTTCATCCAGAAACCGGAGATTCATTGCGTGTTGGATCGCTGACAGTTCATCGGGATTGTACCGGGCTTCCCAGGCGATTTGTGCGCCTTCGTCCATTTCTTCCCGGTGAGCCGCGTAAAACGCTGTCGCCCGGTCGATGGTCCCGTTCTCCCGCAGACTGTCGGCGCGAATATCTGCGTATTCATCCCACAGCTTCATGTTCTTCGGGAACTGATAGAGCAGCTTGGTACGCTCGCCGTTCCACTCCGGGTGCTTCTCCCGCGAAAGGATCTGCTCGGCCATGTCGCCGGGACGAATGATGGTACAAGGCATAATGCCTGCGATCTTCTGCCCCGGACCGGCCAGACCGAGAATATCGCCTGCCAGCACCCGGACACGCTTTCGGGTCTGCTCCAATGAACCGGCAGATTCGCTGGTCTGCGGGTCGTCAACGATAACAAGGCTCGGTCGGATCGTGCGTCCGTCAGGCTTTTTATATTTCATACCGCGCACACGACCTGTGATGCCTGCCACGCGGACTACCGTTCCGCTGGCCATGCTGCCAGCGATCGTCGGGAGCACAATCTCGTTACTGGTCCAGGTGATTCTGGTACGTTCGCCCTTGTAGAGCTGACCGTTACATCTGTTTGCGATCCCCTCCAGAGAATGGATCGGGAACACCACCTCCGGGAAATCCTCCGCCAGTGTTTCATTGACTTCCAGTTCGGTTTTGATCGAATCCAGCATTTCCAGCGCTGCCGTTTCTGTTGCGCCCACCAGCATCACAAATTCCTTGTGACCATAAAGGAGCGCCCAGAGCGCAGCGACTTCAGCAAGGGATGATTTACCGGAACCACGAGGCATGGCGAGAGCAAACAAGCCGCCACGCAGAACCGACTGCTCAATTTTCTGAATGGCCTTCAGGTGATCCGGCGACCAGCCCAGGTGGAACACCTCTTTGAAATAGGATTCACAGAACTTCTGGAAATCCTCCCGGCAGGCTTCCTTCCGGTCAGGATCGAACACTTCTGGAAGATCTCCGATGTCACGACCAGCAGCGGATTGGGCTGCGTTTCGCGCCCGTTCCGCTTCTTTGCGTTCTTCATAGGTTCGGCCAACTTTCACCTCTGGTGGATCGTTTTTCAGATCCACCAGGAAAGCAATGTATTTGACGAGATTTATGCAACGGCTGTCGTCAGAGGCTGCGATCCTGAATCCGACCCGACTGAACTCCCGGTAGATTCGCTTCTGTTCCATAACGAATCCGAGCGCTGTCGAGTTGACCAGACGGGCAACTTCTGACGGTCGCATTTTCTGAATGTTAATCCCTGCTGGCATTTGGTCCCGTCTCCTTTACCAGCCAGGCCACGTAATCATAGAGGCTGAGAGTTCCGTCGTCATTGACGGGACACCCGGCTTCAATGTCGGCAGTCAAACCTTCTTCCGTAATGGTCCGGCTGCCCGCTTTTTTGAGGAGCGCCGCCATCTGCGGAACGGTCAATGCCGTTAATTTGATAGAATTTTCCACAATTCTGCCTTTCTTTTTGAAATTCAACTTGCTATGTGCCAATACCCATGCCAATGTATGCACCAGACAAACAAAAGCCTTGAATATCAACCTTTTACAACAGGAGAAAGAAAAATGAATGAAACAATCATCGTCGGAATGGAAATCATCGCCAAAGTCGGTCGCAACGAAGTCGAAGCCATTGTTGTCGAGGTCGCGGAAACCGGGATCAAAGCGGTCAGCAAGAAAAGCGGAAAGGAATTTCAAGTTAAGACCATTTTGCAGGTTTTGACTCCCCTTGTTGAAGCAAACCCCGTAACCGAACCGGTCGAAATCGTCGAAGCCATCCAACCGGTCGAAGTTGAAGAAGTCGCTGAAAACCCGATCCCCGCCGAGGAACGCTCAACGGCCAAACCGGAAAAGAAAAAATCCTTGTTGACGGCCGCCGCCGAGATCCTCCAGCAGACAGGCGAAGCACTCAGCGCCAACGAGCTGATTTCAAAGGTTCAGGAAGCAGGCCTCTGGGAGCCGCAGGCTGGAAAGACACCTGCCAATACGCTCTACGCAGCGATCCTCCGCGAAATGAACACGAAGGAAAATCCCCGCTTTGCCAGAGGTGAGAAAAAGGGAACGTTCCAATACGCCCTTTAATTTCCACAGCCGACGCCCCGGTCAGTTTTGATCGGGGCTTTTCTTTCTCCACGCCAGTATCCCCCAGACGGCAAACACCAGCTGAACGAAGTCCAGCAGAGCCCGGCTGTAAAGGCCCTGCCAGAGATCGAAGGTCAACCAGCAGGTATTGCCGAAAGTCCACAGATAAAAGCACCAGATATTCTTCCGAACATTCAGCGCCGTTCCCGTCAGACTTATGAGGGTAATAATCCAGGTGAACCACAGATTCATGACAACAGTCCGTTCCGGCACAGCTGCGCAAATCTGGGTTTCCGCAAAAAAAAGCGGTCGATGATCGCAGCGGGATCGACCGTCTCACGATACGAGGTCAGCTCGTTGAGATGACCGTCGTAAAGTGAAACGATAATCTCAGGACTACCGATCCGGCAGGCGATTGAACAATGGACCTCCTGGATGTCAGAGTGTTTTTTCAGGAAGTTCAATGCCTTCTCCCTGGCAAGCAGATTCAAAGTCAAATCTGCCTTCGACCCGTCTTTGGTCCAGGGTGAGCCGCCACCGATCCGACAGTTCCCGCCGTAGAAATCGACAGCCAGCTTTCGACCGGTGGTTCCGCAGTCACCGATCGGACCATGTTTGACGAATTTGCCGGTTCCGTTCACCACCAGTTTGTAGTTGGTCTTGCCGTTACAACAGAACTGCACTGCATTGGCAATGTCCTGCTCGGAGTGTTTCGGAAGCATCGGGATCGCCACAACGATCTCCTCCGGCTCGTCGTCAAAGAGCGTGACCTGTGTTTTAATATCCAGCCCAGCATACTTGATGTCATAAAGCTGCTGGCCGATCTTCCGAGCAAGGTAGTGGTCCTTCGGCATAAAGTTTGTCGTTGGATCGTTGACGGCCATGCCCCAGAAAATTCCCTGGTCGCCCCAGCCGGAAGCGTCCACGCCCTGAGCAATGTCCGGAGACTGCTGCCCAATATGCTGGGTAACGATAATGTCTTGATCGCAGATCGTGTTTTCTGCGCCCCAGGTATTCTGGTAACATTTGGTGTACCCGATCTGGGCCACCGCGATCTTCACAAACAGAGCCAGCTCATCGTCGGTGAAGTTGGCCTGGGAAGTGATCTCGCCCCCCAGCGTAACGAAGTTGTCTTTGATCTGGACTTCCAGAGCGTACCTTGTCAAAGGATCTCGCTCCAAGTACCGGTCCAGAATAAAGCACGAAATATAGTCGGCCATTTTGTCGGGATGGCCCAGGGAAACCCATTCGGATGTTTTACGCATTTACTGCTTCCTCCACATTCTGTTCAATTTCAGGTGTTTTTGCTTGCCAGTCGCAGCCTTCGCCATAACGAAACTCGGCCCAGCGACGACGGATCACGTCGCAGTATTTCGGGTCCAGTTCCATAGCAAATCCGGTGCGCCCCGTCTGTTCGCAGGCGATCAAAGTCGTACCGGAACCACCAAAGAGGTCCAACACCAGTGCGCTGCGATCGGAACTGTTCTGAATCGCCCGGACCACCAGCTCAACCGGCTTCATGGTCGGGTGATCGTCGGATTTGCTCGGTCGGGGAATATCCCAGACGTCACTTTGCTTTCGATCTTCCAGCGGGTGAAGTCTGGCTTCGCCTTCGCTCCAGCCGTACCAGATCGGCTCGTACTTTGTGTGATAATCTTTCCGAGAGAGCACCAGGCGATCCTTGTTCCAGATAATCGTGCTGGACCAGTGAAAGTCGTTCATGGCAAGGGTCAGCATCATGTTGCCCCATTCCTGAGCCGACATCACAACGTAGATCATAGCGCCGGGTTCCGAAAAGGCCTTCATATTCCGAAACGCCTTCAGCATAAAGTTCTTGAAGTCCTCCGTCCCCATAAAGTCGTTGAGGATCGTGCGGGGTTTGTAGCCCTGCGGGTTTCCGCTTTCAACGGCTCCGTAGTTGACATTCCAGGGAGGATCGGTGAAAACGAAACTCGCCTTTGCTCCGGCCATAAGCGCCGCAACGTCGCCGGGATCGGTACTGTCACCGCACATAAGCCGGTGGTTTCCAAGCTGATATATCTTTCCGCGCTCACTGGCCGCCGTTTCGGGTTCCTCCGGGACAGCATCCGGATCGGTCTCGCCCGCCGCCACAGTATCCTCTGTGCCGCCGTTAAGCAGCTGGGCCAGCTCGTCCGCATCGAATCCCAGCAACGACAGATCAAACTCCGCGTCTTTCAAATCCTGCAATTCGCCAGGGAGCATATCGAAGTTCCACTCTGCGATCTCGCCGGTCTTGTTGTCAGCGATCCGATACGCCTGCACCTGTTCCGGGGTAAGATCCGTCGCCACATGGACCGGGACTTCCTCCAGACCGAGCTTTATGGCCGCTTTGAGGCGCGTGTGGCCGCAAATGATAACCATGTCGCTGTCCACGACGATCGGGGCTCTCCAGCCGAACTCCCGGATAGATTTTGCTACCGCATCCACCGCGTCGTCGTTGAAACGCGGGTTCTTTTCATAGGGGCGGACATCGGTAATTTTCATGTTTTTGATAAGCATATATTTTGCCTTTCTGTTTGTAGGGGTTTTGTTATAATTGTTTCACATCTGCTCTCCGGCCGTTGCAACCAACTTTGTGCAGCCTCCGGAGTCCTTCCGCCGCCCTTTTCATTTAATTCGAGTAGGGAGGACCCGTTGGCCCCTCGGCCCAGCCCCCCTTGAGGGGTCAGCCTCCCGGCAGGCAGGCCCGTTGAGGCCCGACACAGGCCCGCTATCGGGGCCATTTTTGAGAGTTGGCTGGCTGTTCGGTCAGAGAGCGTCGCGCAACAGCGGCCCGCTGTGGGGCTTTATCGCGCTGCTTTGTTTTTTGCTTTCGCTTCGGATTCGCTGAGGTAGCGAAGTTCGAGGTGTCGTCCGCCGCAGACTGCGCACTCGAACCAGGTTTCGGCCCGCTTGCCACGCTGCTCTTTGGGGAGCCATTTCATAGGATTCCAGGCTTTGCAGGTATGACAGTAGGCTTTTGATTCGTTGTCCATGTTTTACTTCCTTTGCTAACAGTTTTTAAGGTTTTCAGACTTCTTTTCATTTCGGCCGGGCTCCTTAGTCAGAAAGTAAGATTTTCAGTTTTTCAGG